TAAACTCAACTTATGAAGATTTGAGTCAAGAAATTTCTCATCTTTCAACAGCAATGAAAGATGATGAGGAATCAATAAGACGCTTTGATTCTATGATTGGGTTTCTTAAGAAATATATAAATGACTTTTAGCTAATAGTTATTTTCTTGAGAAATATAAACCGGTTTCAAAAATCTAAGTTATGAATTTAGCTATCCAATGCAGCCTTATCATGGAAAGGATGCCACTTGACTTAGAATCTTTCGAGAAAGACCCTATCACTATTTGTTTGGCAATGCTCGATGGTGATCAGAGACGTATTGATGAAAAAAGAGAAAGATTGATTAAATTACGTGATACGGGTGAGATAGAAATTCCTGAACGCTGGAAATAATGGATTATCTTAAATATAGAAATTGGAATTTAAAGCGCCATCGTTGCCATACTTGCAATCTATGGTATACAACGACTTTTCCGATAGTTAAACATTGCGAATCTTGTCATACTGATTATTTATCAATACTGGACACCCAACAGCCGCAGACCTGTAACCACATATTATTTGCCATAATGGACTATACAAAATATGATCAAAACAAATGCCATCCTTGCAATAGGCATCAAAATCCTCTCTAGCTAATAGTTATTTTCTTGCCGAACTGAGCCTCGAAATGCTTAGCTTTCCACAACCACAAAGGCGTTGCCTTGCCCTTTACATCTTCAATTATATATTCCCCCGTAGTTTCATCTTTGTAGACAAAATCGAGGCGCATTTTTCCTATGATTTGTTCATTAACAACGAGAGGGTAACAGACTTGTTTTGACAATTGTGAGATAAAACCATGTCTTTGTAGCTGGACTAATTCAATAAACCGATTGCCCTCTTTCAGAGAGTCAAATCGATAATAATTATGCTTGTCATCTGGCTTTTTTCTGAAAAGTACAAGCTCAAGTTTATGCACCCAACAGAATTTATTGAGATGCTTACTTTCTTTAGGAACTTTTAGCCTTGGACGTTTGAAAAATGCCACTTAAAGCCCCCGCTGATTCTCTTCCCCAAAGTGCATAGATAGCAAATGCAAATTTCAAAACACCAACAACAATAGCACTTGCTGGAGATGACAATCCAACCACTTGGAGTATATCAATAATTGGTTCACTAACTTCATCGAAACTTAAAGCTCCCAATCCTGCTATACCTTGATAGGTTTTACTGAATATCCTTGGTTTTGTTTCTTCCATAACTTGAATCTCCTTGAGCATTAAGTAAGACATTGTACCATTTCGGGACATTCTAAGCATGTTGGACTTCTGAATCCCACTAAAGTTTCTGGATCAGATTGACAAAACTGTCGCACTTCTTCTTTTGGACAATTTAGAAATTCCTCTAATACACATTGATTTTGGTTATTATTGATTTCCTGAGTTTGATTCTGGCTGATACTGGTATCCCCAGTTTTACAGCCTAGATTTTGAGCAAAAAGTAAAAAACTGATGATTAAATATTTCATTTTCATACTGACTCCCTACAGTGTATCGCCACTCCATTGTTTCTTCATCCATTATGCAGCCTCGTAAACCAAGTGAATTCTGTAACCCCTTCCTGTTCCTGTTGTCCAATTGGAATTATCATATAAACCAACCGAAGCAACCGTGGCACTATCTAAGCCACAGTGAGCGCCACCAGTAAAATTGGATCCAATGATCGAGCTTCCATTACCATCACCAACATATACGCTATTTCTGACATTGGCACTCACTGGAAGAGTAAATTTTAAAGAAATATCAGGAGTTCCACCAATCGTCCCAGTTACATAAATTAAACATTCGACACGTCTACCTGTCCGTAAATATAGCGCCCAAGCAGTTGTCGTACTCGTAAAAGTCATTGAGCCGCCAGCTGAATACGTAGGTGCCCATGAAGTCCATTTGCCAATAGCATCACCAATTCCTGATGCTATATCAGCATCATGTGTATCAAATTTTGATGCAAGAATGGTGTTTCCTGCTGCGCTTTCCTGTGCCCAGGCAGTTGAGCCCGTATAAACCCCTGTTGTCCTCGTAAATGTCCCATCTGATGCGTATGGCATAATCCCCCTCTAAACTAAATAAGTCCTTAACTTATCGACATAGTCCCTTGTCTCATCAGGAAGCTTTATTTTGTCGATATCTCTCGTTCCTGCTCTTGCTATAGCTTTGTCAAGATTACCAAGACCCCAATTATAAGCAGCAAGAGCCAGTGGTAATGATTTATATCGTTTTTTGAGTTTTGAGAGATACGCCGTCCCAAGCCGTAGGTTTTGATCCGGGTCATTCCTATCATAGGTTTCTCCTAATTCTTCAGCCATCTCTTTTGCCGTAGCTGGCATAAGCTGCAACAAACCAAATGCACCTTTGGGCGATAAGGCATTAACTTTGCCAGAGGATTCCTTTTTGACCTGTGCTCTGACTAGTTTCTCAGGCAAATCATATTTCGCTGAATATTGCTTGACGGCTTTATCTACATCAAATTTCTTAGGTGTTGCTGATACAATAACAGGAGTAGAAGGTGCTTTGCCTTTTAGACTTTTATCTTTCACTGAATCCACTCCAAATGTAGAAGCAAGTCGTCCTGCAATTTCTGGAGTTACGGCACTTGCTTTTGATATTTTTGGCGAAGTTGCTCGCAATAAATCTGAAAGAGCTAAGTTACCTCTTTTTGTGTTTGCTAGTGCTGTTCCTATAGCAGAGGCGGCAAATAAGGGGTTTCCAGTCGCTGCACCAAGCAAAAGTTGAGTACCAACTCCACCCGTTGTTTTAGTAAATTGTAATGCTTGTCTGCCAAGCGTTGTTGCCTCTTCTCCAGCTTGCAGCTTTGTCATGACGGGCTGAAGAAGGTATTTCTCGCCTAAAGCTTTGTTTAATTCTCTTACTTCTTGAGCACCCTTTGGATTACCTATTAATTTCCCGTAGTTATCCTCTATGGTTTCTCGTAAATCCTGCCTGATTTTTTGTAGTATCTGAGTTCTAAGAGGGTTTTGAGTGGTATCTTTTTTATAAGAATTGCTAATTGTTTGACCCAGAAGCACCTTTTGCTTTTGCCAATCAAGTAGCCTTCCTTTATTGTTTGGATCTCCTAAGAATTTATTTATTTCTTCATTAGCTATTCTGAGAGCGGCCTCTCTTTCTGATGAACCTCGTGATTCTGCAAATTTCAGAGTATTGGTAAAATTGGGAACTATTTGTTCTGTTTGTTTTGCAGAAGCCTCTTTTAGTCTCGTACTTAAAGAAGTCTCTAGTTCGTTAATTTGACCCTGGAGAGACTTTGAAAGCTTTTCTGCACCATAGCCCTGTTTCCCTCCTCCTGCAGTTCTGAAATTAGAAATTGCTTTAAAAAGGAGAGCTTCACTTGCATCATCAAAGCCAAATCTCTTTGCTGCTTCAATGGATTTTTCAATCTGAGGTTTTGTTAGGCCAAAACCAGCCCTTTCGAATTGGTCTGCAGCTTTACCACCAAGGTATTTTGCAGCTTTGCCAACTAATGGAGCAGCGCCAGCTAAAGGAACACCGAATTTAAGGGCAGTCAGACCGCCTTCTTTTGCTCCTTCGATTCTTTCTGATAAATCACCAGGAGTTTCGCCAAACCCTGCAGCTGTGCCGTATGCACCAATATTCGCAACATTTTTCCCAAATCCTGCCAACACACCAGGAGCTTTTGCGCCTTGAGCTGCGACATTAGCAGTCCTGCCAAGACCTAGCGCAGCAGCGCCAACTTTATTACCTTTAATAGCTGCGTTTAGCCCTCCTAGAATCCCAGGAATAACTGGATTTGCTAATGCACCCGCGGCCTGACCTGTAAAACCCGCAACTGGATTTTCGCCGCGAAATTGTTGCACAGCACCGCGTTGAATTCCTAAAGCTTCCTCATATCCTGGAGTTGGTAGCCCAAGCTTTTTTGCTCCTGCTGAACCTAAAGCAACGGCTTGTTCTGCTCCACCAAAAGTAAGCGCATTTCCGATATTTAATGCACCCCCTAAAATAGATGGAACTGTAGTTGTTTCAAATAAAGTTGGCTCTATTGATTCTTGAACACTTGGAGAAAGAGTAGGCTCTTGATGCCCATAATCGGCCTCTAATGACGCATAGATATCACTTGGATTGGATTGTGGTAGTTGTGGTGCTCCGCCATAATCTTGCTCTAGCGAGGCGTATATGTCCTCTGGCGTTGGCATTATTGGGCAATCCCTAAAGCTTTTAAACGTGGATCGTTAGAAGGTACTTGAATAATCCTGCCATTAGGTAATGTCACAGGTATTATTTGCGGTGCTTCTCCACCTTTCTGCTGCTCTATTGGAGCAACTATAAAATCCCTAGAATCCAGTCCTTGCCTTTCTCCTACGTCTTTAAGTGTTGTTGCGTATTGGTCATAACTAGCTTTTGAGCTTTGCAATCTTGAATTAGCAACTGTGAGTAATTGTTTTCTTACTTCTGGTGGCATTCTTGCCCCTCCAAGAACGCCCTCTAATGCTCCTTTGAAACGATTTAATGGAGAGCTAGCGCTAGTAATGATTTTTTGCTCACTCTCACGAACCACGCTTCCAGGATCGAGGATTTTTGCAATACCGTAAACGAAATCCAAATCTCCTGAAGGACTATTTTCTGAAGCCGATCGATTAAGAGAATCAAGTATACCTTTCGTCGTAGTGTAATTCTTAAAAGCATCACTATTCGTTAATTCTTTTCGCAAAGAACTAGAAGCCTCGAAACTTTTTGCTTTCTTTTCTGGCGATTCCGTAATAGCAAGATTTTCTAGCCCCGCTTTCTTTAATAATGGGCTAGCATCAATTCCAGCCTTTTGGAGTTCTGGAATTATTTTCAATAAATTCAGTTGATCTTCTTTTTGCGTTTCTTCTTTCTGAGATTGTCGAATGCTTCTAAACAAGCCCGTTTCTGCACCAAACTTTTTCTGAAACTTTGGATTGCTTTTAAGAATATCTTGATACTCTTCTGGAGATGCACTTTGAGCTTGAGAAAGTAGTCCGAGATAACCACTTGAGGGATTATCATATGCATTATCAACTCTACCTTGACCAAATCCCCTTGCAAAACCTCCCACTATCGGTTGAGTGAAAGCAGGAAGAAAAGAGCCTAAAAATGACCCTTTTCTATCGCCTATTCTAGGTGCAGGTTGTGACAATATAGCCGTTCCACCTGCATAAAAGGGGTCATCTGCTAGATCTGCTAATCGTTGCTGTTGAGCAATCTGATAAGCATAGGGGTCTGAATATTCTGATTCGTCGAATTTAGGAAATGGCATAATTAATACCTAAAAATTAAATAAAACTAGCTCCAACAATATTGGGTGCTGCAGGAGCGCCAGAACTGAAAATACTATTAGCTAAACCTTGCCCAGCTCCCTGAGCAAAAGCACCACCAAACGCACCGCCTATACCGCCCAAAAAGCTACCAATTTGAGAACCTGTTGACGGGCTTTGATAAGCAGGGTTATTTCTAAAATCGAAGTTTCTCAGGTCAATTTGGCCTCTTGTTTCTATATCCTGAAGTGCCTGTGCTCTGGCTATCTGGTCAGCAAGTGATAAAGCGCCGCCGCCTCTATTTGCTAGAGACTGTCGTGCTAAGTCTTGCTTGCCTTGTACTTGTTGTCTGTAAATATCGGAGGCAGCGCCAAGATAACCAGAAGTACCTTGATAAATATTGTTCTGTGGTACATCGATATTTGACAAAGCCTGAAACTGAGGGTTAACTACATCTCCACGTAAACCCAAAATTCTACTGAGTTCATCGTATGGAAGACCTCTCGCGGTTAGCTGTTCCTGCAAGGCTGATTGTCTACCTTGCTGACCAATATCAAAAGAGCGCTGCAACTCCTGGCCTCCAAGCTGAACGCCTTGAGCTGTTGCAGCGTCTCGCGCGTCTTGTTGTTGGCGCGCTAAGCGATCATGCTCTTTATTCCAAAGCTCAGAGCCTTGAGGAATACCAGAAGATAAAAGCCTTTGATTCAGGTCTTCAGTCTGCTTCTGAAAAACAGGGGCATTCACTTGCTCAAAACGCTTCGTTACAGAATCCTGAGCTGATTGACGAGCCGCCTCCAATTGACTGGTATCCAAACCAGCGGGAAGACCAGACAAGCTAAAGGGAGTTCCTGGGAATTCTTGTAATTTATCTCCAGCATACCTACCTAGAAAAATATCCCGACCCCTATTTTGTTGGAGCTTTTCTTGTTCAAAAGGATCGAGGTCTTGTCTGACTTGATAAGCACCTGTTGCGGGGTCGTATCCTACGTCTTGTCGTCCATAAGGATTGACTGTTGTTGTTGGTCTATTTGCCCGAAATTGGTCAAGAACATTTTGTTCATTTGCCTGCTGTTGCCCTTGTATTGCGCCGTAGGGATTGCCTAAATCAAATGGTTTAAATTCTTGACCAGGTCTTGGTTGAAATGGGCTAGGCTGTGGCGTCCCACCAAAATCAGGAACAGTAGGAGGAGGCGGAGGCACAGCCTTCGGTCGAGGCGTGCCAGGTGTGATAGGCGTGCCAGTAGGTGTTTTACCAGGTGTACCGACGTATTTATAAATACCAGGACTTTGGCGTACATAGCCAGCTCCTGGTCTTTTAATCGAGCGTATAGTCTGCCCTACCGTTGGCATATTGAATTTCCTTATTTAATCTCTCTAACGTCCTTGTTAGAGATTATAAAACCCCGCCTGGCTCATAGAGTATATTTGTAGTTTGTAATGCAAAAGAGATCTCTTGACTACTACCTTTTAATTTAAATGCTGCAGCTCTGCCGATACCAAGTATATTATACCAGTTCTGTACAACCATGTCGCTTTCAGACGACCAAGGAGAACCCCAAGCAGAGCCCCAAGGAGTTCCAGCCGTTCCGACCGAAATGCTTGAATCAGTAAGGGTGATATCACTAAAATCAACATCAACCCCTGTTGAGAAAGTCAGGCTATTGTTTGTTGTAATAATTGGCTTTACATAAACAAATCTTTTTAGGTTTGCGCGGTCTTGGAAATAATTAAAAGATTGTTTCATTTCCCAATCTATTGCACCGCCAAGGTCAGAATTGGTGACATCTGCCTCATAAACAAAACCATCCATTCCACCGAAGTATAGTTTATCATTATACGTGAAAATGGATGACGCGTTCATTCCTGTGTAACGAGTCCATGACCCATTAAGGAAATTCATGACATATTGCTCTGATGTTACACCTTCGGCGACTGGGATATTAACGTACAATGAATACCCCTGATAATAAGGTACCATTTGCCAACCGAAATTTGATTTGTATGTTGATGCAGCAGCAGTTATTGCTTGTCTGATTTTATCTGTAACAAATGCTTGTGTATCTGTTCTATGAAGGAGCTGAGATAGAGGAATAATACCTTGAATTGTGAGAATATGCGGCTCACCTGCCAAATTCACCACACTTCTGATTCCTATTGGTCGAGGAATGTAATGTCTTCCGATAAGTGTCCAAGAGGCATCACCTGCATTAAGGCCAGAATAAATAAGTACTTCGCCGTTTGCGGAACAAGCGACAAAAATATCTTCCAAAGAGCCGCTTGATTCTTTAGACCATGTTCTTGTCCAGAGGAGAGAACCGCCAAGAGTAAAGATACTTCCTAAATCAAATTGTGTGAGAGCACCCGAAATAGCATCAACACCACCATACCAGAAGGACGCCGTGTTTTTTTCTACTAAATAGGGTATGGTTTTGTAGTAATTGATATCAATTAAATTATCATCAGTGACACCCGTAAATGCGGTCGAGCTTAAAGTCGTACCGTCCCATTTAAGCGGCTGGTCTGAACCATTTACCATTATGAGGTAATTAGTCGCCGATGATCTAACATTCACAACTTGCCACTTGCTTGTAGTGATTGTTGCTGCTCCTGTAATATCAGTAGCAGTTCCTAGAAAGGTGCTGGCATTCCAAACTTTGTTATTAGCGAAAACAATGAGTTGTTTTGTGCCATCAGCCTTGGAATATTCTATGCCAGACTGAACTTGGCCGCCCATTCCTGATGAGTGATAACGGAAGCCCTTTCTGACTTTGACAGAAAGAGTGTCGGGGAACATATTAATTAACTTGATAGCATCATTTTCGGGCATGTTATCGAGCGGATCTCTGGCATTCCATCCCCCTGTGGGAGCGGGAATAGAATAACTCACGGACGCTCTTGTTTTAGGCATACTGCACTAAAGGTTTGATTAATCTTTGTTTTACTTTGTCTGGTAATTGGTAGTACGATTCCTTAGCTTTCTCATCGTAATAACCACCAAATAAAGAATCTACGCTTCCATGATAAACCTTAAACTGCTCGTCGCTGAGTTTATCTTTTGCAGCATCTATTGTTGAATGCAAGGTTTGAGGATCTAGCTTTAATTGTGTGGCAATAGAACGAAGGTTATTAAATGCATCTGTTGGTGTTTCTGAGTTCTTTACAGCTGCATTTGTGAAGTAACCTGCAAAATCTGACTGAAGTTTTGGGTTTCCTCCTGTAATAGCTAAGGCGAGAGGGTTTGCTCCTGCTACGACGTCATCAATTCCAGGCTTAGAGAAATCAACGTCAGAATGAGTTGCGAATTTCTTACCATCTTGTCCGATGTCAAAAGTTTTGCCGCCAGGAAGTTTTAATTGATAGTCTTTTCCTAGCGCGCCAGAGCTAACGAGAGCTTTTCTTACTTTATCTCTTGCTATTTGATCTTTACCTTTTCCTGTGCGAAAACCTTTAAAGCTTGAGCCAAGACCAAACAAACCACCTGCAATCGCACCTATTCCCGCACCAATCGGGCCGCCAAAAGCAAAACCAAGAGCAGCTCCTGAACCTACTCCTTGTGTTGCAGCTTTAATTTCCGATGATTCTGGATTTCTTACTAAATCATACAGTCCATATGCACCAGCCGCTCCAGCTGCATATGGCACCGCCGCCCCAAGACTCGATGCAGCGCCAGCACCACCGGCCGCCCCACCTGCACCAAGAGTAGAACTTGCAGCTGGAACACTTCCCGCCGCTGTTCCAAAAGCACCAGATGAGCCCCCAGCAAAAGTAAGCGGAGTTGTGACACCTGAACCAATAGCACTGCCCGCAACTGAAGCAATAGGTGCTGCACCAGCTGTAGTAGCTGCTCCAGTTGTGCCTATTCCTAAAGCTGCCTTACCAGCACCTATTGCCTTACCACCTAGATACTTACCGCCAACTACTCCTGCAACCTGTCCTACAGTTTGTCCGATGCCTCCACCTTGTGCAGCACCAGCAGGCGCAGCGTTAACACCCGCATAGTATCCCGACGTGTCTACAGCATATTCAGGATAATAGCTTTTAGGTTGATACTGAGAAAAATCTATAGGTGTATATTGAAATGGTTGCATCTCATTTTACCTAGGCTAACGCTCCGTTAAGCGCATCCTGAACAGCCTGTAATGATGCAGCAAGAGGATCTAAGTCGCTCTCACTGATAGTCCCTGTCTGGGCAAGTTGTTCTTGTAGCGCGACGATTTGAGCCCTTAAATCAGATATTAAGGTAACGATTAAGGCAGCCGTAGCTTGTAGACCAGCAGCTTGATCATTTACCGATTGTAATGATGCCATATTCTCTCCTTCGGTCATTCAAGACCAATTACCATCTGGGATATTCTCGTATCCTATAAAACGAGTCCCGCCGTAGTTTCCATCGTTAAGAGTTCTTGCACCTTTATACTGGGCAAACTCTTCTTTAAGCATATTCTGAGCATCAGCTCTATACTCTTGATATTCCAACCCTTTTGCCCTCAAGAACATCCAAAGAACATACTGACCAAGAACTCGTTGACTGAGAAAAGGTAGCTCTGTATCAGCAGCAAATGTCTCTGAAGTTGTGGCCGTCCCATTGGAATCAGTAATCCAATAGCTAGATTGATATTCAAACGCTATTGTTGCAACAGCAGATGGAGTTGGATCTATGGTGAACCTGGTGGTTGTTAGACCGAAAATTCTGAAACGCTGTCGCGGCCCTGTTGAGGTGATACCAGACTTTCGATATTCCCATTCTTGAGGTGATAACGGGCCTGTAACCTCCCAATGATTTGTTCTGTCCCACTCACTGCGATTAACAAGATACTCAAAATCAGCAGGAAGAGCATAGCCCGCTGTGCCATCCACAGTAGCAAAGGTATGAATCTTAGTTAATTGAGGCCACTGATAACATTGACGTATTTCCTTACCAGCTAGGTGAGTAAGGGCTAAAAGCTGCCTAGTTTGAGGGTCGGTAGAGCTTATTATAGACGTGGGTCGGGTAACGTTAGCTAAATCAGCAACATCGGTAAGCATTGTGAGAAGAGACATTGCATTTTAACCTATCTAACGAGTTGGTCTTCCCTGTGGTCTTCCCTGTGGTCTTCCCTGTGGCCCAGATTGTCTTGGCTTTGTGCCATCGTAAATAGGCTGCCCATATTTATCATATCCATTGATGCCTAGACCCCCAGTTCCGCCACCTCGTGGTTTCTGAGGAGGCTGTCCAAATGGTTTGTTCCCTGTTCTTGGATCAAGAGTCATGATGTAGCCACTGGCCGAACTTGGTCTATCCGCAGCAGTTTTTTGTTGAGGAATAGGTGTCGGAGTAGCCGTCGGCTGACCCGCTGGTCGATATTGTGCATATTGTCCATACGGACTTCCACCAGTTGGATAATTACCTATAGGAGCACTTCCCGTAGGATAGCCGCCACCGCCACCACCTCCGCCGCCAGCTGGTGAATAACCCTGTCTCGACAATACTCTACTTAATCGCGAATAATAATTTTCCATACTATCCTAAATATCCTGGTCTTACTCGTGGTTTCCCTGGTGGTCTTCCGAATGGTCGTGGTCTTGGTCGTGGTCTTGGTCGTGGTAGAGGTGGTTGCAATACTCTTGGCTTGCCTGGTGGCCGCCCTGGATATTCAGGTGTGTGCGGTCTTACTTGTGGTTTCCCTGGAGGCCTGCCAAGTTGCTCAACTGACTGCAGTATTTGCGGTTTTCCTGGTGTTTGTGCAACATCTCCAGACAAATCAAACCTTCTATCTTGTGGTATTATCCCATCATCACCATAAGGAATTCTTGTTTGAGGAGTTATCGCATCTTCACCGTAAGGAATAACCGAATCAGGGCGAAGAGGAGGCGCAATAGCATCATCTCCATAAGGAATCTGCTGTTGTGGCTGTGCAGCCTGGGGCGGTCGTTTTAGAACCTGCGATAACTGATCATAAATACCTGGATTCACTGGCGCTGCTGGTGCTGCAGCAGGCGGCGCAATTGGAGCTGCAGCTTGCCTTGGTGCAGCTGCCTTTGGTGCAGTTCTTGACCGAATCAAGCCTCCGCCTACTGGATCTCTATAAATTCCAGGGCTAAGTCTTTGTGCAGTTGCTCCTAGCGAAGATGCTCTTTGAGGTAATCGCATTGCTTTAACCAAAAATCTCTTTGTTTGCGTTAGTAATTAAAAATCCTTGTGCAAAAAGTGTTGCTGGCCCTGTGCCAGCAGAGGCAAGTAATTTAAATTGCAACTGAGTTTTCTCGGCAACTAAATAGCCCTGCTCAAAGGATAGGTTCAAACCATCGAGATTTTGAAATGCCCAAAGATGGGGAATGTTCAATAATCCACCGTTTACTATCGTTTCCAAACTCAGCTCATGACCACCCGCAGTGACATTTCTTGATGCACAGTGCAACCGCTTCAATATCAGGGTCTTACCTGATGGGACGGTATAAAAACCATGCGTTGAAACATTTCGCCCTATGGCAATTGTCGCATCGGGCACGGCGGGCACACCAGCGGTGATTGTTCCCGTTCCGACATAGATAACACCAGCGTTAACCCCACCACTGCCAGCAGTAGTAACAGAAAGCGAATTGATAGACAGGTAGGTGTTGGTTGTTGCCACTCCAGTTTGTCCATTTAGTGTCACTACCTCCGAAACAGTAACATAACTACCATCAACACCGGTTACCGTGACTGTTCGCGCTCCTGTTCCCGCTGAGGTATCATTTGCATCTGAACTAGAAACTTTCATTGTAGAGACGGCAGTTGAGCGGAAAGTATAAACAGTAGAATCATCCCAAACAGTTTCTTTGGTTGTGGTTATCGCACCATTATACCCAGTGAGAAGAAAATTACTTACCCCTGGGACGTCACCATGAGCAATTTTCTCATTTAAGAAAGTAGCAAAGTTCAAGCTCATTAATTTATACCGATGAGTAAGTAATTGTTAATCCCAAAAGCTGAATATCTGTAGATGCCGCCGTTGTTCCCGTGAGTACAACATAAAACTGTTCCGTTGCTGCAACTACTTCAGGTGTTGCGAGCGTCTTACTTGTTGCAATCGCCGTATCAGCTGTGACCGAAATCTGCGTAATATCTCCAATCGAAGCGTCTGTGATATCGCCCGCAGCAACAGTTAGTTTTCTTAAGTCGGCATCAAGTGTCGCAGTATTGCCCCCTGATTCAATCTGCGCTCTTACATCAAATGCTGTAATTGTATCTCCGACATGCAAGCCATTAACAGGAATTACAAAAGTAGATCCCGTTTGAGCAGCAGGAAGGCCAACCACGCCAGCATTTGTAAATCCCGTATGAGCACTTGGATTCGCCCATCCAGCAGTTGCACCAATCACACCTTGAGTAGCTGAAACGAGCAATTGCTTTCCAACTTTAACAAAACTAGTTCCAGTAATTGTAGTTCCTGTAATAGCCCCCGTACTCACAATATCTCCAGTTGGATTAGCAATCGTATTAGCAAGTAACGCTGGAGCGCTTGCGGACATCAAATCACTAGCAAAACTCATATTTATTTATCCTTTTTAGGTCTGCCGCGCTTCTTTGGGGCAGATGTTGCGTTCTCAGGTTGAAAACTAATTTCTCTTACTGGCTCAGTTGCAAAGTCCAGAGATGACATCGGCATCTGAGAATGTCTGGGCTGAGCTACTTGTCTATCTTGCATCATATCAAGCTGTCTTTTGAGAGCCAGAAACTGCGTCTCTAAATCTGCATTTCTAATTCTTAGCTTCTCATGCTCATCTCTAAGAGCCAGAAAAGGCGCTTGACCATTTGTTGCCTCGATAAAATCTTTGGCCTTTTTCACCAAAGTCATCGCACCCATTCCTAGCTTAGAACGAAGGTTATCAGCGACATTTGAAAGCTGGTCTACGGTAGTTATCCCAAGAGCCTTCAGCTCAAATATCTGGGCGACATTTAAATAGCCCCAGTCTTCTAACCGCGTACCAGATTCAACGTTCTCAGCCGTTTCTTTCCATCTATCGTATCTGGCTTTGAAACTTGGCCTATCTAAATCTGTTTTTCTTATTGGCCCGCGATAAAGGTCGTCTTTATTTCCTGGAGCACGAATAGTTATCCATTCCTGCACATCTGCTATAGCTCTACCAGCTAAATCAGACTTGTGGTTATTTCTAACCGCTTCTTGCGAGAAGGTTACTATCAGAGAATCATCGGGATCTTTGGCGCGAGGAGGCAAAGCCAATTGCGTGAATCCTTCTGAATCTGAAGCCTGATAGTAACCATTATGCATAGAAGTATCTCTTAGTTGGTATTACCGTTCATTGCTGGCCTGTCTAGCATTACATAAGCTGTACCAGCAACTGGCGTTCCCATAGCGCCAGCAAAGATGGCGCCATCAACTTTCTGAGCTGATATTGCAGCAGCATCAACAGATCCAGCCGTAGATGTTGCATAAACAGGAGCACCAGCAGAAGCGGAGTTGGCAACCACAACAGCCAAACCACCAACCTGATACCAACCGTACTGGTTAGCAACGTTTGCGCTCATAGCAACTGCAACAGGCCCCTTCTGAACTGTCTGAGCAAGAACTGTTCCTGTTGCGCTATTATAAACAACCAGGCTGCCCGCAGTTGTACTAGCCACGCCGAGAAGGTATATAAACTCTCCTTCGACAGAAGCACTAGTAATATTGCGCGCCCTGGTAATCGAGCCAGTGGGATGCTGTGCAGTTGAAAGCACAGTGTCCTCAATTGGCTGGTCACCGATTTGGTGTCTTAATGAAACCCAATTAGCCATATTATATCTCCAAATTAAGATTTGTTAAGCCTTCAACACACCTTGCAAAGAACGGTTAGAAACTGTCATGTTCCCACCCCATCCAATGAGTTTAACCATTGCGTCTTGGTTTACTGCTAAACGGTCTGCATTAAGTGGTACCATGTCCTTTTCTGTGTGTGGACGATAAAATATGTATTCAGTGTTCAAGAAATACATATGGTCTGATGGACATCCGCCACCTTGAGCACCGTCAAGAACAACGTCAGCGTCCATGTACTTCAAGTTCATGAATCCAGCTTGCGCCATTTTATCATCAGAAATTCTTTGAATGGCCTGCAATGATTCAAGATAAAGTCTCCAGTATGTGTTGTCTGCAACAATAAGGTCTGGACGATCTGTACCTCGAACGATCTGAACATACACTCTATTCATGTAAGACTGAATATTGGTTGCAGAAGCAGCAGCACCACCGTCAGAGGATGCATCAAAGCTGATGTTTCTCCAGAAGGAGTAAGTGCTAGCATTGATTCCACCAACTGTGTTCGTATTCGTATCTGCGACAAGAAGCTGAAGACCGCCAATCTGCTTACCAGCACTTCCAGTACCATCAGAATAAACACCACTTGCAATCTGATTCTTCATGGTGCGCTCTGCGTTCCTAATACGAGCCTTGAGAAGGTCGATAATGCGACTCTTTCCAGAGTTTTGCATTTCCTCAAGTCCATTGATGATAACAGCAACAGCAGCTTGCTTCCAAGAGTAGTTAGCTGAAGTCATGACATCAGACTGAGATATATTAAGAACATCAGATCCAGAGTAGTACATGAAAGTACTATTTTCTGCGTACTCTAGTTCTTGTCGAATATCTTCACCACCATCAACAGGTCTCTTATTTCCCTTTTGTCTTAATCGAAACAAAAGAGCGTTGTTATCGCTCACGTTATCAGCGAGCGCACCAGTCCTGTTTTGAATCGCACTGGTAGCGATTTCCGAGATATTTGGAGAGGCCATAAGGAGTCCCTTGAATTAAATTATGCACCAATGTGTTTGTCGTATGCAGCTTCTACAGCTTCTTCGAGCGTCATCGCTCGACTACCGTTCATCACACCGCCGCTGGGACTCCCACGGAGAGGGGAGCTAGCTCGTCGTGCTTTTTGCGCCTGTTTTCGCGCATCTTCTATTTGCTTCGCTGCTTGTTGTCTGGCGTAAGCATCCATTACGGCGGAACGAGTGTTCGGGTCAGCATGGATTGCCATGTCATAGGCACTTTCCAAGATTTGCCGATTCGTTGCCTGTGGATACCTTTGCGCCAACTGCTGAGCGTGGAGCAAGATCATTTCGGAAGCTTGCTCAAAATACGGTCTAAGCAAATTCCCATTTTGATCTGTTTCTTGTGCAAACTCATAAGCCTCGTACGCTCTGGCTTCGTGAGCTTGCTGGTCAGCTGCTTGGTATTGCTGCTCTAAATACTGTGTGAGCGTACCAACTTGCTGTTTTAAGCCTTGAATTTCTGGATTGATTTGACTTTGGTCGTCGGTAAGAGAATCGAAGGTTAGCCCTTTGGCTGCCATGAGGTTCTTAATTACCTCAGCAGGATTCTCAGAGAATGCCTTCTCAAACATCATATATTGACCAACGAGCTGAGAAGGATTCAAGCCTTTGGAGAGCATCTCCTCTTGATAAGGAGCGAATAGGTCGTCGAGCTGTTGATAGCGTCTTTTTAGGTCAGCAGCTTCTTGAGTTCGCTGAGTAAAGACACGTTCTCTGTCTAACTCGCGCTGAAAGATTTGTTCTTGAACTTGACGAGGGATAGCTTGCCAGAGTTCTTTAGACTCTCTAGCCCAGGAGTTTGGCGCTGGGATTGCGTCAGCTTCTTGAGGCTCTGTGCTGCTATCCTGAGGCGCTTCTCTTGTTGGTTTATCGACTGAACTTTGAGTTTCATCACCTAAATCTCTATCAGATACACTGTCAGCATGTTCCTCAAATGCAGATTCGACAGCATCATCGAGAGACATGTGCTCAGGCTCTTGCGAGTCTTCAACGTCATCTTGTGTATCTTCGTCGCTCATTCAATATCCTTATTGAATTAGGAGAAAGCCCGTGAGAGTTTTTATTCTCTCAGATAAAATCCGTTTCATCCTCGGGCATAATTATTTATTTAATTCACTTCGTGCTTTTTCAATAGCATCTCTAATCATGGTATCTGAGAAATTAGTATTTCTGTCAACTGATTTTCCTTGATAATTCGGATTTTCGTAGGCTTTTATTATTGCCTCTGTATAATCCGAATCCTTGGTTTCTGGTGGGCGTTGTTTTTGTTCTTCATTGCCCACTTCTATACAGCCATGACTTTTCGTGATTTTTCTGAATTTGGACTTAGAATCAATCATTTCTCCTGTAATAGGATGCCATGTTGAATTCATGGAGTCTTGAATAACAGAATGAGTTTGTTTGCGCTTTTGAGCACTTCCGCCAATAGCTTCGAAAGTTTTTGTTGCTGGATTCCAAGTGTAAGTTGTTTTCATTTCCAGTCCTGTTCTTTAGTCCAAGCTATTTCCTCTTCTTTTGCCACAATTAAGGCTTCCAATTCCTTAATTCGTTCCTGATATACATACATCTGAACACCCTGCTGACGGTAAGCATCAATAAGCCCTGCTTTAATAGCATCAATTTGTTCAAGGAATTGCTCAACGTTAGGGACGTTAACCTGTGTTTCTTTAAAAAAATCAATCATGACTCATAATAATCGCTAATGCTTCTTGTTCTTCTTCATTCATCTTCTTTATCTTTTCAGCTATTGCAAAATGCAAGGCCATAACCTGATTCTCTTCATCAAGTAAGAACTGATACTTTTGACGTTCTTGCTCTGATATTTCAGCAAGTTTAGAAGATTGAATTCTCTGAAGCTCGATAGCATTTTCTATATTACGTAATTGATTCCGCAACTCTTCGAATTTTTCGAGTTGTTGCAATAAATAGTCGGAATTTGACAGGTTTTGAACTGTCAAATAATCTTTTACAGTTGCTTGAGCTTGAGCTGCCTTAATATCTTGGGCAATCTGATTGACTTCATCGAGAATCTTTTGCTTTTCAGAGGGTAATTGCTCGTAGCTACGCTTCCATGTACCTAAAAGGTGAGTTCCTTTTCGTAATTTTAATTTCTTAACGTAAGGTTGAGATACAAAACGTCCGTCACGGTCACCACTACCATCATGAGTATCGGCGAGAAGAGAGGCTGCTCCGAAACCTCGCTTCACCATGAAAGCAATGGAGCTTGAATTAAAACCAACTCGCGTGAGAGTAGTTAGACTCATTTAACTTTTTGTAATCTTTTCAGAAGAGCTCTATTAGCTTCAATTGATTCTAAAAATTGATTTTCGTGCTTTTGAACAGACGGCTTGACCACATTTTCTTGCACCCAAGGATGCAAATGACCAGTTATAAGAGCATATAGTTTATAGTATTTTCGTCTGAAGAATCCTAATTTCATGTAGCTCCTAATTTCATGTAGCTCTAGTCATTGAGGTCGGATTTACAGCATCGTTAAGAGTAAAGGTCATTGCAGTAGTACTACCATCTAGCTTCTTAGCTGTCATCGTAACACCTGAGTAATTTGGCTCTTGAAGAATTGCTAATATCTGTGAATAAACTTGCTGAACGGTAGGTGCTGCACCATCCGTTGAATAACTTTCTGTTATGGCTCTTGCTAATAGCCCATCTGCAATTTCATTCACAGCATCAGTAGCTAGAGCAGAAGCAGTAACGCTATTGGCGGCAAGGGCGCTTACTGTTGTAGCAGTTGTCGCGGTTGTAACTGTAGCAATAGTTGTTGCTGAAAGACTTACAGTTGAGCCAGGAGTACCAACGTTCGCCCAGTCAACACCTGCCTCACCTCCTGCGCTTACATCAAGAGTTCTACCGGCAACAGTTGGTCGTAGGCCAGAGCGGTTTTCTATTGAAAATGAGCCTACTGTGTAGCCTACAACGCTACCGCCGCCAACCGTTCCAGTTGTGATAATGATATCAAAATTGGTTGCTGTAGAATAAAAAGTACCATCAGCTGAGGTGTCTACTCGAACGTGATTTAGTCCAGTGACACTATCAAAATCTACAGTTAGAGTAACCCCAGTTGTAGTTTGCGCTACGCTATTCGATTTGTAGGCAGACAACACGGGAGAGCCAGCCAATTGAGTGGGAACACCCGACGTATTTACTGTGGTGAATTTAAAATCGATAATATCTGAAGTGCGAAGGTCGCCGTAATAGCTCATATAATTAAATGACTCCTTTCATCAGAAAGTAAACGTCCGTGTCCTGTCGCTACAGCAACTTCGCCTTGGAAAAAGTATTTCCTATATGAAGGAACTTCAAAAACGGTGTAAGGATTTTCAAATAATTCCCTCACCTCAGCAGTTGTTAAGGCTCGATTCCAAAGACGAATATCATCGACAATTCCCCCCATAAAGCTTCCTTGCGTTAAAGTCGAAGCTCTTGCACCTATTGACGTGGCATCAGTTGTCTCGTTATCCATAGTAGGATCAGTTGTTGATGTCGATGTAACGTCAATATAGTCTGGTTTCTTACTCCAGTCTGCATATAATATTCCTGTCCAAGAACCAGTTCGCCCAGTTCTAACACCAACAGCCTTGTACCACACCTTTGTTGATATTGTAGTCGGGCTACTGCATACATTCGGTACAATATACCAGCCCCATTCTATTGCTCCTGTTCCACTATTTCTCAAGGAAAATGCAGATGTTCTAGTAGCATTACGATTATGGGCTATAATGTATTGCGTCGTCGTTGCTGTAAACATGAACGAGCAATAACATGACATCTCACCTAGCAATTTTAACGATGGGCTATTGCCAGCAGTGATATACTGATTTGCTACTACATCGTTAAATCTTACCCCTGGGCTATTTTGACCCATGTGCCAACCACTTGCACCATCTCCAGGGTTAGCCATATTTGTAAACTGGCCGTGGTTTTTATACCCTGAGATATCATAAGCCGTAGTCCCTGCTTGTTCCCAAAAAGGCCAGAAAGCTACAAGACCTTTATTTAAATAATGGTCTGGAATTAAACGCGTCCCTCTGGGCGGTTTCCTGTCCCACTCTTTAAATAATCTATGCATTATTAATCGCCGTGACAGCTAATGCCGTTACTAAAGAAATTGTTGCACTGTTGGGGCCAGAATTTAGTACCTGAATAGCGTATTGACCTGTCGTTAAGCGAATTGATGCTTGTCCTGTTCCAGATGCAATTCGAGCTATAGCAAATGATTGCAGTGGCGTTGTATCGTAACCAGCACCACCATCCATAGAGGAATAGATATTTACTATCGGGTCTGCTGATACGTTAGAAAACTGACAGCGAACAGGGATTTGCAGCTCCCATTGTCCTGTAATATTAATTGTGGCAGTAACGGAAGCCGATTGATTGACTCCCGTAGCCGCCATAGTTGTTGCCACCCAGGCGACAACAGGTGTTGAGTTAGTTGCCATTTACATGCACCTCTGATTGTTTATCTTCTAAGACTACCCACTTGTCTTTGTTTTCTTCACCAAAAACTATTGGCTCGAATTTAGTTGAGGCCTCTTCATCATGATCATCAGGCCATACCAATGCTCTCGGTGTGACATGATGACATTGAATAAATGGAGCGCAAAATAAACCTAGCTCTAACTCAAAACATCTTTTCATGAAACTATGATCTTCACCGTATGGGTGAATAATATCAAACGGTTCGCACTTGAAATGATCAATCACTTTCTTTAGTGCAGATCTACGCATCAATAAACAACCAGCTCCAGATGAGCCCATAGGCAATAAATAAGGCTTTTCGTGTCTCATCCAGTCAGCAACTCTTACTAAACCTTTGTCACTCCACTGATATAAAACAGGCATATGAGGTGCACCACGGTGCAAATAAAGCGCTGAGAGGACATCAACGTCAGGATTATCTTGCAAAACCTTCAGCATCCTAGCCAAAATGTCAGGGTCGAATTGATGATCTGTGTCTAGCATCAACAACCACTCACCGAGCATAGTTGATACAAGACCGTTTCTTGCTGAGGAATGGTAGGATATGGCTGTCTTATTGTAATGAATGAATTCATTTGGTCTTACTAAATATTCAGAATTATACTGAACCATTTGCGAGTACGACCACAAGAAATACTCAGGCACAGCAGGTAATCCGCACATGATACCCACTGTTCCTATTGGATGTTTACCGTGAAGCATAATTACTACCTTATATTGAAATTTGCTGCCCTTCTTCTGGTTGGTAGAGCTCTTCGTCTTCTTTCAACTCATCCTCGATTTCTTGCTGTACACCAGGTAATTGTACTGGAAAATCCAATGGATAATATTTACCAGCTGCTTTATTCTCCCACTGTGTAACGAAATTCTCCCAATCAAAACGTTTTCTGGCTTCTCTCATCATTGGAATTCTAATTTCCTCCTGAAGATCAGGATAGGTAGCCAGCCTAACTATTTCCGCTGAGAATCTCGCCTGAGTAAGCGGATCTCCGTAAGCATCTCCCTCAACAGGTATTCCACTTCGCACGTTTTCCCGTAGTGCATAAATTGGGTTGTAGATTGGAATTGCTCCGAGGGCTTGCGCTTCCATGCAAGTAATGCACGAAGTTTCTGAGAAATTCGTTTGATAAACCCAAAGTCCGGCGGATAACCATTCTTTGTACAAGTCTTCTTGTGTAGCTCGCCCATGCCAGACAACTCCTGGTGATTCGAGTAATTTTCTCGTCTCTTTTGCTGTCTTTTTTGCCCAAGGTGCGTCGATCTTATCGAGATTATCGAACCCATAGAATGCATGAAGCTCTAACGTTGGAATATATTCTCTAGCCCGACTGAAAGACTTAACAACATGCTTCAAGCCTCGGTCTGGCGATGAAGCGTATATAATTTTATGCGGATTTCTTTTAGGGAAGCCACCATTCTTTAGATATTCCCCTTCTATTTTCTTAATGAGATCAACCTTAACGCCGTTACTCGATAACCATAGCTTATCTTTGAGGTCTGGATGTTTTCCTATGACATCTCGGCCATGAGCTTGGCAAAGGGTAATAACTAAATCTAGTTTTGCTTTTCTCTCTTCATTCCAAGAAAGATAATCCCAATCCTGCATCATGAACCAAAGAGTTTGTTCGTCTCTTTCTACGGGGAAATTATCTATTGCCTCAGGGCAACGATAGAGAATCCAAATACCTTTTTGACTCCAGTCTACTTCCTCGCATCTTTTCCAAATGGTATCTCTCCATTTGCCAGGACAGTCACTCGGTATGGGTGCATAAGTAATAACTTCGTGGCCTCTTGCCGCTAGTCTCCAGCTCATTTCGACATGTGATGTCTCGGAGCCGCCAATTCCTTTTTCTACTGAATTTCTCCAATCCCATTCTTCAAAAGCAACATTCGAATAAAATATAAACTTCATATTTATTGCAACTTATTTTAATGCCTGTTCTACTTCGCCTTGTGTTATATGACCTAATTTTAATATATCTGCGCGTGATGTGAATATTTCTGTATTAACATCTCTTAATTCACTTGCTGTTAATATTCCATTTGCCACAACAAAATTATTTAATAAAGTTATTTGGGCAGCAGTTAAACTTTTTGTGGATAATATTTCTATGACATTAGCAGGACGAGAAACTATTTCCTGTGGAGTTTTTGAAATAGGCTTTGATAGAGCAATTGCTTTGCTTGCTGCATCTCTTAATCCAGCATAACCCATACCTGCAGGGTCTGATTGAAGTTCGTTTTTGATGGCTACTAAAGCTGAAGCTGCGCGTGACATATTTATTTACTTAACTTCCATTCTTTTTGTAAATTATTGAGTTGTGATTCTAAGTGTTCGCTATTTTTGCTGACTGCTGCTGCAAATGAGGCGAAGTTTTCTGTTTGTAGAAGTCTCCATTGCTCCAGTTCTTCAATTCTTCCGTTGTTTTTCTCGATTTGGGGCGTATAGATAGAACGATTCCTAAGTGCTTCTTTCGCTTCATCCTCGAGATTGCGTATTCTAACATCCACTTCGGACAGTATCCTTGTGATAAGAAAACCAGATATAGTGAATATCCAACTGAAAATATAAAGAGCAATTTTAAGCTTAGAATCCATAGTGTCATGTTGCATCACTCTCCATTTCGATACTTTCTGCTTCTATACCACCATCAGGCAGATGAGATATTACGTATTCTTGCTTAGAATTTGGTATTGGATTACCAAGCAAGGCCTGCTCTAGTTCAAGTTCAGTAGTACCGCGAAGTTTACCGTCTTCGTCTCGACGAATAATATGTTTCTTGCGCTTTTCGACAAAGTTCCCAAATTTGTCTGGCCCGTGCATTTCGATGGTTTGTCCGATAAGATGTCCGCTCTCGTCACGGGACATGGAAATCTTGCGTGAGACCTTACCCTTTCCATTTGCAAGAGCAAGACGTACTGGCTGGGAACCATTGGCTTGATGAATTTCCAATGCTTTGAGTGTGTTTGTGACATCAGATTGCCTCAATTTCTCGGCTTCCATTGCCAATTGCTTGTTATTTTTTTCTGTTTCTAAAGCAATCTTAGCAGAATCAACTTCGTATTGTTTTTGTAGCTTCTGAAGTTCAAGTTCATACTTCTGCTGTATTTCCTGAACCTGTATTTGCATTTTAGCTTGCTCAACCTGAGCGTTGGCTCGTATTTCTGCAAGCTTAGCTTGATCTGGTTGAACTTCTGGCTCAGGTTCTGGAGGTTGAGAGACTTGCTCAACCCATTGCTCTAGAGCTGCCTGTAATTCTGTTTCTATTTGTCTGCCTGCTTTAAGTCCACGTGCTGAGAAATTAATTAAATGGGAGGCCACAGAAGCCAGAGCAGGACGACCTTCTGTAAATGGTACTAATTCGCCCATGAGGGATGATATTGTTTGAATAAACTCAGCTCTGTTTTGTTTATCGATTTGCTCATTGATTGCTACAGTAGAATCGGTTTCGATGTTGATCCTGAATCTCCTAAACGGATCGTTTTTGAGCAGTCCGATGATCTGATCCCACTCTTGTGGGTCTTGGGGGTTGGCATCGGACATGTAGTCATAGCCGCTGATTTCTCTGATGATTTGTGGCTCGAAGTGTTCGGCAATGATTTCACCAGAGATGGAAAGTAAGTCGCGTGCATATCTCTGAACGTCTTGTTGTCTCGAAGAAAGCCGAAGATTAGCATATTGACCTTTAATTTGTTGTGCTGTTGCTGTTTCAGATGGGTCAGACGCACCGCGGACTATATCAGAGAGGCCAGTTATTTCGTAAATCTCGGAGATAATTGAGTTACGAGCTTCGTAAAGTTGAGCTACAACCTGCATTTTCTCTTGTATTGGGGCAAAAAAGATTGCGCCGTCAATCCCACCTTGCTGAACGAAATTCCTCCAACCTTCTATCGGAATATAATCGTTATCATTCGCTTCACTAATTAATCTCGATATGCTTGTGAGAGATGAATCATAAAGAGCTTTCGGATTTATACTCTTAATTATTTTACTGATTCTGTCTGTTATTAGATCAAGCTCTTGGGCTTGATTTATGTACATCAGGTAGTCTGGGACGGGTACAAGTGAATTTGTATTGAGAGTACCATAAAGAGGCTCAGGACAATCAAAGAAATCTTTGAGTCCTAGTTTATCATCTTCTACTTTTAATGCTTCTGGATAGCCTTCTGTGAGCCATATGATGGTCTTGGTTTCTTTATCCCAGACTTCCCACACCTCAGCACGTTTTAAATATTCATGCTCTGGCCGTTGATGATCATCTTTGTTGGAATTAGCAGAATAATTCAGCTTTATTTTTCTACCTACTTTCTCGCCAAACTCTTTTACACATTCTTTGCGTGAGTAATAGTGTCGGTAAGCTATCCAAGTGACCTCTTCCCAGATGCGGGCGGGTTGATGGAGAAAGTCTGTCCAGTGAATGTACTCGCACTTTACCGTTTGTTCGATTATTTGTTGGTACGATTCGAGTTGTCCGCCCGCATCGGACGACTCAGCGGGCATATTCTGGAAATCTGGGTAATATGAAATACGAGCCGTCCCCCGCGCTGCTAGTAAATTATCTAGTACTGATAGGCTCATTACCCTATCAAACGGATAAAGCTTTATTTGGTAGTTTAGTGAGCGTTCTAATACCTCACCTGTTAGGCGGGCAAGAGGGTCAGAATCTTTGTGTCTCCTTTCCACCTGAGGAATAGGAGTACGAGCGTACAGGAGTGGCCTGAATGTTTGGATATTCGACCATAATATATTAAATTTCTTTCTAAGAGAGGTATCGTAGTAATCTAAAGCTCTATTCCGCTTATCAATGTATCGGTCGTAAGCCTTGCTACAGTCTTTGTACCAGTTCTCGAACTCTTTTTGGGCTAGAGTGATTTCAGAGTACCAGCGTTTTTTTAAGGCACGTGGATTTGTTGTATTGTGTTCCTTGAGGTCGTCATCATCTTGGGTTATTTTATCCATGAGTGAGTCCTTTCAAATTTCCTGATAAATCCTTTCAACACTCTTTGAAAGGATTTATCAGGAAAAAGGACTATGGGAAAGCTAAATCACATAGGCATAGCCAGAGCCATTTCCATAGCCATCGCCATCGCCATAGCCATCGCCATAGCCATAGCCATAGCCAGAGCCATTTCCATAGCCATAGCCATCGCCATTTCCAGCGCCATCGCCATAGCCATCGCCAGAGCCATTTCCATCGCCATCGCCAGAGCCATAGCCATCGCCATCGCCAGAGCCATAGCCATCGCTAGAGCTAGAGCTAGAGCTAGAGCCATTGCCATCGCCATCATGTATCATCTGTTATCCTTCGGCAGCACAAACCCATGCTTTTCAGCGAGCTGGATAAGTTCTCGAACTTGTTGTGAGCGGTCGGTCATTTTAGTAGTTTCCCCATCTGTTCTCTGCATTATTTTGCCCCTAGCTCATTTGCTAATTTGAATAATCTTATAAAAATTATTTATTAGAAAACAACTTTTCTTGATCATCGCTCAGCGTACTCATCAAAATCTTCCAAACAGCACTTTTCAAGTACTTAGATCGTTAGCCCTTGCCAACGGTTTTTGAAAATGGTATCAAGGCCATTACACCCCCCCCTCTTATAAGGATTCTTTCTTTATATAAATTATCTCCCCCCAAGAGTACTCTACCAAGGATAGATATGTCCACAAGCGTACCATTAATTAATTAATCCCACCCTCCCAACCTTTATATTTTATCATATACATATTTGATACATATACAATACGCATTTGTTACTAGCTTGGTATGTACACGGTACGTACTGTACGTACATAGCTAGGGATTAGGAGTACGAATGTACTCCTTTTGGTGTATGATCTAAATAAATTCCCAATCCTAATAGTATTAGTAAAAAACCTAATACGTACCACATAAGAAGTACCTTTCTGATACGAAACATTTACAACAAAAAGCTACAGAAAAACCTGAAACTAGTCGTAACCTTATTTACATCGATTCGTACCCATTGTAAAACACACAGGAGAAGGAGAAAAAAAACATGGCAAAATACACAGTGGAATATAGATGTGGATGCGCGGGCGAAATCAATCTTCAAGGAAAGCACACCGACCGAGAAAGGAAACTTGACTGGCTCGCCAGACAAGATTGCTGGAAATGTAAAAGAAAAGAAGAGGAAAAATTACCTCCTAGCTTTATTCTTCGAGGATATACCGAAGGAGTTGAGATTATCTGTAATTTTAACTCATATGGGATTAAAGATATACTTAAATCGAGAGGGTATGGGTTCGGGGAATTCTCGCTCGGAGCACTTGGATTACTAATGCTCGATCATCCCGTGAAAGGCTGGAGCATAAAATTCGGAAAAGATGAGGAAGAGAAATTTAATTCAGAAATCGCATGGATTAAAGAATCTGGATATGAATATAAAATTCAAGATCGAATAAGCACGCTCATCTCATCAGTGATCGAAGGTAAGCCAGAGCTGGTCTCAAAATAGTGGATAATCGGTTAGGCGATAAGGGCGATAATAAGGAGTAAACATTATGACAATCACAGTTAGGGAACTCAGCTTTTTATTAAATATATTAATAGATGAGGATAGGGGGGTCGAACCAATTTATGTGGGTATATTTGGAGAACTACCAGGGGAACCATACGATATCGATGGGTTTGATATAAATGAAAAGGAACTCAAGCTTAAAATTAAACAAGGGGTTGATATAAGTACTACTGAGGAAAAAAAACTAAGATTATTGAATAAAGCTATAATAAAAATACAGGGTGAGTAGCAATGACACATAACAATACATCGTACACATTAAGTCTGGGTAAGTATCTTTGTACAGTAAGTAAGGTCAACGGGCACTTAAGATATTCAAAGCGGTATTTTGTGACGGGTACTAGGTTTTTGGGCAAGGTTGGTGAGGCGGCGGATAAAATAACCAAAACTTGTACTGAGCTCGATGAGTTGGTACGGTACCTGCGGAAGGTAAAGGATATTTAAAAGGATATTTAACATGACACCTAAAGAAGCATGGGAAAAAAGAAAGGGGCTTCGGGCTGAAGGAGATAAGATTTGGACTGAGGGAAACAGACTTCTAGCTGAGGGAACTAAGATTCGGGATGAGGGATATAAGCTCTGGGCTGAAGGAGATAAGCTTTGGGCTGAGGGAGATACTGTTTTTATCACGTCAATACTTGACTGTTTTTATCACGTCAATACTTGAAACATATTGACTTTTAACATATTCTCAGGTGATAATAAATTCTATGCTAGAATAAAGCAGATTTCCTAATGCTACAGTTTACTCCTTTAAGCCCAGGGGCTTTTACATAATTCAGCACGAATAGATCTACAGATTGAGTAATTCCCCTGGGCTTTTTATCTTCACCCTCTCGCAAAAAAAACAAACTCCGACTCCTAAAATAAATCATAACAATACCCTAAAGCTTTGCTCGAACTCTCCCGATAATATAATTTGGTTAGTTCAAATAACTATCAATACTATAGGAGTAATTTATGTGGTTTTTTAATAAGAAAAAGAAAGAAGAACTAGAGAGAATCAAACAACTAGAGCTACAGTACAAACAAATAGCAGAACAACTCAGGGACGTAATGATGAACGAAATCATTGCTCATCACCCCGAACTCGAACACCTGATGATCAAAGACACTAACGCAAGATACCACTTACCTGTTGTTTTAGGGTAATATATGAAACTTAAAATGATTGTAGCAGCACACTGGAATTTAGGATGTATAGCACTAATGTACTACGTCTTGATCTGTCTTTATAGATTCTAGTTCCGATGCCACGGCTTCAAGGAATAAATCATTAATACACTTCTTAACCTTCCTTACTTCTCTAAGGTTATTGTACATCATTAAGCAGTCTAATCCTACTAGAATCGCGAGGATTGATACTGCCCACAATATAAAAATACTTATCATTTCGTTATTCTCATTTCCCTAGAAGATAGCCAATTCATAACCTCGGAATATCGGTACCTAATTGTACGGTACCCTAATCTGATATGTGGGAGTCCATGAAAGTTGCGTAATTGCGACAACCTCTGGCGAGAGATATTATTAAGTATCTCACACGTTTTTTTCGTGTTCAAAATAATCTCATTCTCATTGAAAACCTCTTTTTTATTCATACTTTCAATATCAACTCGTTAGTTACGTTTGTCAAGCAATCTGTACTCTCGAAATCCCTTCATCTTATTCTCGTTAATCTCTCTCCTAGCCTTTTCTACGCTCTCCAGGATCTTTTCCTTACAGAAATCAAACATAAAACAAATATACCCAAACGATAGAAAATACTCCTCATCTTGAGAGTAAAACCACTGGTGAGCTGCTCGCCTACAATTATTCTTAGTCCCATAATTATAGCTTTCTTCGTCATCCGCTATCACGTAATCCAGAATAGATCTCTCCAAAATCGCAAGCTGCATCTTCTTTTCTGGCTGTATGTGAACACTTTTATAAAATTCTTTAAAATCGGGGCAAATTGAAAAAACTTTCCGAGACATATACTTGACAATAAACTCGAATGAAGATTATTATGACTCATGAGTAAAAATACACCTTCTACCATAAAACAAACATCTCTCGGTGACCTAGAAAAAGTCTTTATTCAAGGTGACTTAAGTAAACTTTCCGAGAAAGAAAGAATAGAATACTACATGAGAGTTTGTGAGTCACTCGAACTCAATCCACTCACAAAACCTTTCGAATATTTCGAGGCAAATGGAAAGCTCATTCTAGGGGCTAGAAAGGGCTGTAGCGAGCAACTTAGAAATATCCACCAGGTAACAGTCTCAGAACTCAGATCCGAAGAAAAAAACGGTCTATACATCGTCTGGGCTTCCGCTGAACTACCCTCTGGTCGTAAAGATGTCGCGTCAGGAATAGTCGCAATCGAAGGACTTAAAGGAAAAAACCTAGCAAATGCCTTAATGACCGCCGAAACAAAAGCAAAAAATAGAGTTACACTGTCATTGTTCGGATTAGGGATGCTCGACGAAACAGAATTCGAAACTATCGCTACTCCACCAAAAGAAAAAAGAGCAGCAATAACTATCGCAACACCTCAAAAAACTGTAACTCTTAAAGAAGCGAAAAATATAGAGGAAATAGTCCCTAGTTCAGAATCAGATTATGATTATCTAGATGCAGATCCATCGCTCAACCTACCAATTGAAGACTATGTACTCACAACAGGGAAATACAAGGGAAAAACACTTGCTCAAGCTGCCATTAATGACATTGACCCAACCGTATGGCCAGAATTCATAAAATGGGTCAATAAATTTGGAGATGATGGATTAAAACAAATACCCCAAAAAGATATGATAGCAATTAACCACTTTTTAAAGCCATAATATGCCACTCTGCAATAGATGCGATACCCCAATCCGTTGGGTGAGAACTAAAACAAAGAAAAACGTTCCTATAGACGTCATTCCTATAGATAGAGAAACAATTAAGGAAGATGAATTTCTATTTACAGCCGACGGCATATGCTTCAAAGTAAAAGATGCAACTCTACATAAACGGATGCAGGACAACCCGCCACCAGTCTTTAGAGCTCACTTCAACACTTGCATAAATCCACTTCCTAAACGAAATCCTGAGTCATCTGAACCTAAAGAACCCCTCTTTAGAAATAAGCCGAGGGTTGATATAGATGACGATGAAATAACATTCTAATATATGGATAATCTACCTCGAAAACTAAATAGAGTAAGCTATTACCAAGGACTAGCGCAAAAGAAATGTCCCGCTGCAATAAAACTCCTTTCCGATGCAACAAACTTTCTACATGGAATCATGAGAAATGAAGAGGTTTTGGAAGATGGAACACCCAAGTACTGCATAGGAGATAGAATAAAGGCTGCTTCTGCCCTCGTAAAAGCTTCTGATACAATTATTAAAGCCGCTGGAGTGTATCAACCTCATGCTGAGGATTCTTTAACAACCGCTCAAACAATGCCCTTAATACAGATTATGCTTTCCCAGCCACAAGAAGCCAGGAAGGTTATTGAACTGAATCCACAAACGAATGGGACTCATAAATAAAATGTGTTATTCACCGTTGAATGAATCAACGGCCAATAATTCCAATAACTCTGCACCCACCACAGGCGCAGGCTCTTCAAAGCAATGCAAATGAAATTCTTTACGGTGGTGCGGCAGGAGGCGGTAAATCTTATCTCATGCGTGTGGCTGCGCTCAGCTGGTGCTTGTCTGTTGGCGGCCTTCACGTTTATCTATTTCGTCGTCTCCTCCCTGACCTTCTAAAAACGCATCTTGACGGGCCAAAAGGATTCAGAGCACTTCTCGCCCCACTTGTTCAAGTAAAACAAGTTTTTATCACTCAAGAAGAAATACGATTCGCTAATGGTTCTAAAATATACCTCTGCCACTGTCAGGATGCTAAGGACGTTTACAAGTATCTCTCCTCTGAAATCCATGTACTCCTTATCGATGAGCTAACAACATTCGATTCCGATACGTACCGCTTTCTACGCTCTCGCGTCCGCTGCGTCGGATTAAATATCCCACCTGAATATGAGAACTATTTCCCACGAATTCTCTGTGGCTCAAACCCTGGCAATGTCGGTCATGCTTGGGTAAAATCCTCCTGGGTCGATGGGCATATTCCTTTAGAAATCTGGCAAACACCAAACTCAGAAGGCGGAATGACTCGTCAATTTATTCCCGCCAGGCTAGATGATAATCCTTCCCTGCTAGAGGATGACCCATACTATGAACATCGGTTATCTGGTTTAGGTTCGGCCGCTTTAGTACGTGCCTACAGGGATGGCGATTGGGGAATTATCGCGGGAGCATTTTTTCCTGAGTATAGTTATGCAAAACACGTTATTCAACCCTTCCCTATACCAAAGCACTGGACAAGATTTTGTTCCTTTGACTGGGGAAGTTCAGACCCCTTTTGTGTCCTCTGGTACGCCATTTCAGACGGTGTAGATATTGATGAAGACGGGAAACATAAACAACATGTCATCCCTCGCGGAACTATCGTTGTTTACCGAGAATGGTACGGGTTTACAGGAGAGCCAAACAAAGGACTGAAACTACCTAATCACGAAATTGCTAGAGGAATTGTCGAGAGAGAGGCTTTAGAACCAAAAATCAGTTACCGTGTTTCGGGACACGATATATGGATTAAAAAAGGCGGCCCGTCTATAGCCGAGGATATGGAGTTTATTGATTTCGAGAAGAAAGTACGTAGCAAGATAGTTTTTCACCATGCGGTCATTGACAGAATCAACGGTCATTCGCAAGTTAGGTCAAGACTAGTCGGAGATGAGCGCGGAGCGGGCGTACTAATTTTTAATACCTGCGTGAACTTAATTAGAACATTACCAGTTCTACAACACGATCCTAAAAAACCAGAGGATATCTTAGACCATATGGAAGACCACCCCTACGATTCATTTCGATACGGTCTAATGTCTCGGCCTTGGACAAGTACACCAAAAGAACGGGATAATATCAAAGGACTTGAGCAAGTAACCATGGATTTAATATGGAAGGAAACAAGAAACAAACAAGATAAATATATTTATTAAAGGAAATAGAAATGAAGGATATTCTTGAAAAACTAGCAATAGAACGAAACAAAACCGATGAGACACTAGAACTAAAGGAAATTCTCTATGCAGAACATACCGATAAAACATCTCAAATTAGCAAGGAAATAGATATTTTAACAGACAGAAGACGGAAATTCGACCTCTGCATGCAATTTATTGCTAGTTTATTAGATGATCAATCTTGACAATGGTATCGAATTGCTGTTATTCTTTTCTCAGGGTAGAGGGAATAACCTTAAGGTTTGAAAAGGAATGAGACATGTCTAATTTGCAATAGACCAGTGGTAATCAGTTGGAAACACAAACACTAATCAAAGGTGACGTTTACGGTGACGGTTGTACCTATAAAGAATCAGAGGAAATCAAGTCTTTTATTATAGAAGATTCCCTCGCTGTACAATTAGTGAGGGACGAATTTAATAAGATTCTTGATGCTATCGAAACCACGAAGTGAATCCCCTGGCTCATTATGGTAATGCCCTTTAGGGTAGAGGAAATAACTTTCATGCGCTTTATTGCGCGAAAGGTTTTTATTATGTCTCAGAACTCTGTAGGAGATGGAACTGTATTTGGTAGTGGGATGAACGGTGGCCATGGGAATGGGACGTCCATCTGGGATCCGCAAGGAGCAGTTGAGGGAGTGGAGGTTCCGACAATCGCCCCCTCAATCAAAGATCCTTTTTATCGGACAAGCAGGGAAGAGCATATTGCATCAACCCTTCCGATGCCGTCGGTTGAGGCGTTTTCGCACGACTGGGAAATCGACGCAAAGACGGGCATGCCAGTGCGCCGTCGTAAGTTGTTCTAGCCGATTGGATGGAGAATGAGTCAGGGCTTTCTATGCCCATTGTGGTAAACGTGAATACCAACCGTTTCCCCTGGCTCATTCTTCTCACCAACACATGCTTCATAGGGAAAGATAAGTTAAGGTTTTTTATCTTTCCCTCTTCCCTTTTTTTTGAGGTTTTTATGAAAGGTTCTATCAGTATAGAAGCATCTTTTGTATTACCAGTTTTCTTTCTGTTGTTCGTGCTTTTGTTCGACGTTGGAACAGTCTTAAACAATTACCTAGAATTCACACAAATAATAAGAGAAGGGACACAACACCTAGAGCGAACACCTGAGCTTGTAGCAGGGCAGTACGTATCGAATGAAAGCACGCCTATTGAACATGAGAATATTCACGAACGAATTTACTTCTTAACAGAGCTACAAAACATGCAAGGTGTGAATAATATAGAAATAACCACCTCACTCAACGATGACCAAGTATTTGTAGAGTTATCAGCGGATATCGCAACAATTTTGGGCAGCAGCTACAAGCTGAGATTAAAAGAAACGGGGAGTTATTTGTTTTGAGGATAGTTTATGGAAGACCAAGAAAACAAAGAACGCTGCGAAACAAGAAGTCAAAACTGAGCCTACAATGGATTAGGATGTGATGATAAACTACCTATCCATCTGCGCCATCGTACAAAACGAGGGCTTGTACATCAAAGAGTGGCTTGACCACCACATCGCCCAGGGCTTTGAGCATTTTTATTTGTACAACAATGATTCGACTGATAATACGAGTCGAGTTCTTCTACCGTACCGAGAATCAGGTTTAGTTACCTATTACAAAATACCAGGTTTAAGAAAACAATAAGCTGCGTATGATCACTGTATAAAAAATCACAGGAAAGACACGTGTTGGTGCGTGTTTATTGATGTGGATGAATTTCTCTATGCAGTTGGAACGTTGAGGGTAATTGTTGAACGGCGGTATGATGATAGGAGAGTGTCGGCGGTTGTGGCGTGTTGGCTGAATTTTGGATCGTCGGGACATCTTACTTATTCACCTGAACCTGTTCGTGAAAGATTTACTCATCGACGTCGAATATTGCGGAAGGTGAAAAGCATTGTGAGAATGCAGGACTGCAATTTTATGATAACCCCGCACTCGTTTTGTGTAAGAGGATTCGTGATTGATGAACATTTTTTTCAGCGATGCAAACAACACAAAGAGGGGAGAATATATCCGCAGGACTGTGGCTGGACATCAGATATATTGAAGTTAAATCACTACATTACTAAGAGTAAAGAAGAATGTGAATGGAGAAGAGGAAAACACAGGGTACGAGTGGATACAGGAAAGCCGTATATTGATACGTTTTTCGAGGAGAATGATGATAACGATATTGAAGATAGAGGAATATTAGCAATACGAAAATAATATTAAAAACACAGTTATGAAAATGATTCTTAGTCTAGATCTTTGTTTGGGGGTTTGTATGGGAGTTTGTCTAGGTCTTTGTCTTTGTCTAGGTCTAGGTCTGGGGCTTTGTCTGTGTCTAGATCTAGGAGTTCTATGTCTTGGCCTGTGTCGAGGATGAGCGAAGTTGAGAAAGCTGCAGAAGCATGGGTTAAGGAGAAGGCGACATTCCACGACTTTGAGAAACAACGTACTTATAATGAAAGTTTTATTGATGGCGCTAAATGGCTACTAGAGAAAGCAAACGAACGGTCTTTTGTGATCTGTGGTGGAGGATATTCGGGTGTAGAGATTGAGTATTTGGAGGGGTTATTCAAATGAACATGACACCTAAAGAACTCGCTGAGAAGATATTACAAAACGATAATGATACTAATAACAATGATACGGATAACGAGGATTAACTATATGAAATATGTAATTGTAAGAACTTTTTCAGCAGGGGTTTTTGCAGGAGAATTAGAAAGTAGAAAAGGACCAGAAGTGGCCTTAAGAAACGCAAGGAGAATTTGGTACTGGTCTGGTGCGGCATCGCTTTCTCAGCTTGCGATGGAAGGAACAAAAGATCCATTAAATTGTAAATTCCCCTGTGAAGTAGATCGAGTTGAGTTGCTACAAGCTATCGAGATTCTGGACGTGACCGCGGCGGGGAAAGAATCAATAAAAGGAGTTCCAGTATGGAAGAAATAAATTCTGGCTATGGCTCTGGAAATGGCTATGGCTATGGCTATGGCTATGGCGATGGCTATGGCGATGGCTATGGCTCTGGCGATGGCTATGGCTATGGCGATGGCTATGGCGATGGCTATGGCGATGGCGATGGCGATGGCGATGGCGATGGAAATGGCTCTGGCGATGGCTATGGCTATGGCGATGGCTATGGCGATGGCGATGGCGATGGCGATGGCTATGGAAATGGCTCTGGCTATGGCGATGGCTATGGAGAAGGATGACAACATATTGGTCGGAGCATATTCTAATGTAGATTTTATTCCCTACATTACAGGATATTACTGCTAAGACTTTTCTTCGTGATTTGCCTCCGAAGCTACCGCTTGCCGATTCAGGTAGATAAAACGAATCGGTACTTTAATTTAAGAGCCTTATGAAAGAAGAAACCTTCACGTGCCGCGGCTGCTTACAAGAGAAAACAGAAGTCGTGAGGCTAGAGAATAAATCTATCGACGGGAAGCATATGTGCGAAGAGTGTCGTGCGAGAGTTAACGCAGCTCTTTATGAACGTGGTAAATACGAGACATCACAAGGACAAGAGTAAAGGAGGCTAGATAGTCATGTATATAAGTCATGTCTTTCCTCGAACTAAAAATTCCAGAAGACCCTTCCTGCAAATGTGGTGTCTCCTGGCTCATAACCATGACTCCCCGCAAATTTCGTGATGCCTGTATGTGGCATGATGCCCAGTACACCCTCCACCATCTCGACATGCAAGACCTCACCCGCTCAGAGATAGACCTTAAGTTTTATGAGCTAATGCGTAAGGCGGCAGGCAAATCCACCCGCCTCAGACTAACAGCCACGCTATTCTATCGTTTTACCCGTATATTTGGAGGTATTGTCTGGAGAGCAAATAACAAAAAACCCTAATCGAATTTGGAAGGAAACTAAAAACAGGCAGAGTAAATATGTCTACTAGGGAAATATCATGAAAGAAGTACTCGAGAAGATTATCGCGGAAAGAGCAGATCTTATTGCACGATTAAAATCTCTAAACTCAACTTATGAAGATTTGAGTCAAGAAATTTCTCATCTTTCAACAGCAATGAAAGATGATGAGGAATCAATAAGACGCTTTGATTCTATGATTG